TTATAAGGTTACTTTTACTAATTCCCAAAAAATCAGCAGTATCTTTTGTTGATATGAAAAATGGAAGTTTCTCTAATTGTTTTTCTAATGATGCTCTCATTTCTTGTGCTGTCATTTATACCACCTAATTCCATTCTTTACCTATTCTTCTCATGTTTTTTTTCCATTTTACCCAATAAGAATTTAAAATATTATCTGTTGTATAGTTATATTGATATGTAATTGCAATTAGCTCATCCATAGCTATTGCTAACTTATCAGTATAAACATAATGGATAAAATCTAAAATATCAGGGCTATCTGTATGAATATATTTTTCTTCAAAAGAAAAACAAATAGCTTCTTTTAAAGCTTCATTTTTATCATCATCAAGATAATTTATCAATTGAGCAAAGAAGAAATAGACATCAGTTAACTCTTCTAATTCTTTGTCTCTACGATATTCTTTTGGTTTCCAAGTTTTATGAGAAAACATTGTTTCTTCATCAAACTCTATACATTCTGCAATTAAAGATTTTTGAATATCTTTTAAAGTTCTAGTTCTAATATTATTAATATTATCATCTAAATATTTTTGTAATTTTAATATATCCTTAAAATTTGTAGGTTTTTTTATTTTCATTTTTCATCAACTCCTATAAAAAAATTAATAATTTCTATATTTCCATTATGTGTTTTTATAAAATCATTTTTAAAATCTCTTTCAAAATCTTCTAATTCATCCTCAGTCAAAAATCTTTTTTTATTGATTTCAAATTTAAAAATTCTATTTTTTCCATCTTGAATGACTTCCATTGTTCCTTTGTATTTAATCATTTTTTTCACCTACTTTGGTACTGCATCAAATAAAGATATCAATTTTGCTTGTTTTTCAAATGTAGTCATTGAACTCCTGTAATTTCTGCAACATCTTAATTTCCTTTCAAATTCTTTACAAATAGATTTAAGTCTTTTTATGTTTCCTAATATATCTATATTAGCATTGCATTCTTGAACTAAAAATAAATCTAACTCTAAGTTTTTTTTAACTCCATTTATCCAAAGTTCTGAAGCATGAGTATTTAAAGTATTGATATCAACTTCTTCTACTTCTCTTTCTTCTTGTAATTGTTGCCATGAATAATCATCTTCTAATGTCCATTCATCTTCCAAAATTTGTTTGTCTAATTTACAATCATAAATTTCTCTATATACTTTTTCAGTTATCTTATTTTTGTCAACAACTATAAACAAAACAGATATATTTGTATCCGTAAAAGCATTATCAATTCTATTTAATTCAGCTAAGTTGTGTCCTATAAGTTTTCTGAATTGCTGTTCAGTTTTTCTATAACCCACACCAGGAAATAAAATATAGAAACCAAATCTTTTAGTATATTTTAAAGATTTTAGAACAAATATATCATCTACACAGCCCGATTTTTTCCACTCAAAATCTTTTTGTATATTCTTTTGTTCTTGTTCTAATAAATCTTTAAATTTTATTGAGAATGGTGGATTCATAATAACACAATCTACAATTAGATTTTCTTTTTCATATTCAAAGAAGCTTTTTATTTCAAGTTCTGTATTTTCAAAGTTTTCTCTAGCTGAATTAATAGAGTTTTCTTGCACATCAACTCCATAGAGTATAGAAAGATTGATAAATTGTTCTAACTGTCCACTTCCTACTGCACCATCGAATACTGTTACTTTTTCTAAATTTAAATACTTTTCAACTTTTTTAGCTACATATTTTCTTAGTGCTGTACCTGTTATATATTCAGCAAATTTTTTACTTATATCTCTATTATTATGTTCCTTGAAACTCATTTTTTATTATCCTTTCTCCAATATTTTTTTTAACTCAGCATATTCTTCTACTATATTTTTTACTTCTTCTTTTTTTACTTGAAAATCATTAAATCTAGGTGTTTCTTCTGTTATAGTTAAATTTCCTTTTAAAGGAACAAACTGATTATGAAAAATAACAATATAAGGATTTTTTAAACCTGCTCCAGGTTCACTCTCTAAGAAGCCAACTATTAAATCAGCTCCATTTTTACAGTCAAAACCCCAAGATTTTTTACCGCTTCTCATTCTTATAGATGAGTATTTTACATCTATATAAAGCCCATCTAAACAAAAATCAAAAACTGGATTATTCTTTTGCCAATACTTGTTAGCATCAACTGCTCTTGGTACAAGTTTTTGAAAATACTCTTCAGCTTCTCCACCAAGTCTTGTTGATCTACCACCATATTTAATTTTGTCTTGTATTTTTAATAATCCTGATGTAAGTAAAATTTTATGAGCAACTAAAATAGGTAAACCACTTTTTTGAACAGCTTCATAAAAATTTCCACATTCTTTGTAAATTTCAACTATTTTATGCAATTTAATCATCTCCTAACAAATAAGTAGAAATTCCTTTTTTTACAAACCAGAACTTAGAAACTGTAAAATATAGTATATTTTTTCTTTCTACTCCTATCCTTTTTATAAGATGTTCATCATTTTTCCTTGATATATACTCAAACTTAGCTATTCCTGATTTTGATTGAAGCAATATTTTATCATTTGGTTTTAATTCAACATTTAATTTATTATCAACAAGTTCTATTTTTATCATTTTTTATTCCTTCTCTTCTATATTATTTTTTTCAAATTCTTCCCAACTTTTAGAAAAAGTATGATTAGCAAATGCTTCTTTTAATCCATTCATTTGCTTCAATCTAATAACTTCATCTAAGTCCATTCCTAAATGTTCAGATATTTCAAAATCATTCCAGCCTTTTTCATAAAGAGATAAAACAATTTTTGCCATATTAGGAATTTGATGTGTTCCCCTAGCTCTATTGAATTGAATTGTTGCAGCAACTCTCTTTTTAATATCGTGCTTTAAAACAACAATTGGAACTTGTTCCAGGTTTAACTTTAATGAAACAGTGTATCTATGAAAGCCATCAACAATAACATATTTGTCATTTTCTTTGTCATATATACAAATAATTGGCATACAGAACCCATTATCTATGATAGACCTTTCTAGTAATTTCATTTCAGGCTTGGCTACTTTATTTGGATTGTAGTCATTAGCTACAACTTTATTTATATCAACCATTTGAACATTTAAAACTTCCATCGATACCTCTTTCATCTTTTTACCTCCAATAAGTTATTATATTTTTTCATTAGATGTTGCAATTTTTCATTGTCTTTTTTATTTTCTCCAAAAGACAATCTTTTCATGTAGAAATCATTTCTTTCAATTGCTCTTGCAATTCTTCTCCAGGAAATAACCTTTTTTTGTTGTTCAAGTTTTAATTCACATTCTTGTGGAATAATATCTATATTTTCATGTGTTTTATACCATTCCATGAACTTTTTAATTTTTCCATAGTAATGAAGCATTAAATCTCTATTATAAAGTCCTAAACTTTCTAATAAGAATACAGTATATTGTTCCCAAGTCATAAAATCAGGCTTAAAAGATTTTATATTTCCTAGTGCATAACTTCTACAATAGATATTTCCAAAATTAACTCCATTAACTCTATTCAAAATTTTTTCCCAGGTATCAGCTTCAAGAGCTTTAAACTGGTCCAGTCCATTTCTTTGGTCATCTCCATAGGGTTGGCATAATCTTTGCTCATGAATTGATAGTCCATTCTTATACATCAATTCATAAATTTTATTATATTTTAAATCTAACAATGATACAGCTCCCCAAACATCTTGGGTTTTAAAATCATATAGAGGATAAAAATTAAAAGTATTTGTATAAATTTGAGTTGTCCAAGGTTTATTTTTAAACATAACTTTATTTTTAGGTATTGCAATTGTTCTAAATCTATTAAGACTTTCATCAGCTCTTATCCCAACTCCAACAGCACACATCCCACCTTTAGTATCGGCATACCATTTATTAAAAGATGGAACAAATTCTTCAAACTCCATAACTCTATCATAAAATGGTAGATAATTATTTGTTAAATTTATGCTATCTTTTGGTAAATCTCTTACCCATAGTTCTTTATCTTCTGGTTTCCAGCAGATCCATTTTGGTTGTAAAACAGATACTGCATTTCTCAAATAAAGAGGTAAAGCTATATGATAGAAGTCTCTTATTTGACTTAATTCTTTTAATTCATACACATGCTCAATAGTATGTTTGTATTGAGCTTCTAAATCTATATACATAACATCAAAAACTTTATTAAGTTTTTTTGCCACTATATTAGCTAGTTGTATCATCAGTGAACTATCTTTTCCACCACTAAAAGAAAAACATACATTATCAAAATTATTAAAAATAAATTTATATCTATCTCTTGTAGCAGATAAAACATCTTGGTCTTTATATATTTTCATAGTTTCTCCTCAATTTCTTGTATGGTTTTTTGTTTTAATTCCCATAAGAAATCTTCCTTTTTCTTTAAATTATTTTGAATCATTTCGTCTAATCCAAATGTAGAAATTAAATAGAATATTCTACAATCTTCTTTTTGTCCAGTTCTATATATCCTGCTTTCTGCTTGTTCCATTAGTGCATAATCCCAAGATAAATTATAAAAAATAATTATATTTGAACTTTGTAAATTTAGTCCAAATGTATGCTTTTGTAAACTTAGTAAAGTATATTCACTAAATTCATTTCTTAGTAATTCTTCTTCAACTAAATATTTATAAAAAATAATTATTTTTTTTGTTGGAACTCCTTCACTCTTAAGATTGTTTAAAAGTTTTCTTAATTCTTCTTTTTTATTTAAACTAGTAGCATAAGAATGTTGTAATTTTTGAAGATTTCCTAATAGTTGTCCATCTTCTGTTCTGATACCTTCAATAAAAATTTCTTTTAAAATTAGATAGTCTTCAATTACTTTATCTTCTGCTACATATTCAACAATTTTAGTTTCTTTTTTTATATCTAGTTTCAAATCACTTTTATAAATAAAAGGACTTATTAAACTAAATAAATAATCAAGATTTGTGAAACCTTCTAACCATCTTTTTTTTATTACACGATTTTTAACAACTCTTTTTTCTATAACAAATGTGTTATAAAATTCGTTGTAATTCATTTTAAAAATTTTTTCACTCAAGAAATTAAACTGGTTATATAGATCCAGGTAATTTTTTGAAAGAGGAGTACCATTTAAAATTAAACGGTACTTTGCTTTTCTTCCAATTGTTGTTATTCTTTGAGTTCTTACACAGTAATTTTTTATTTTTATGCTTTCATCTACAACACAGAAAAATTTACAGTTAGAATATTTATTTAATAACTCAAAGTAAGTTTTTTTAGAATTACTTAAAGTTTCTATTCCCACTATTTCAACTTTATATTTTAAGGAACATTTTTCAAGTTCTTCTTTTAAATTTTTCTTAGTTTGACAAGGTGTAAACCATAAAACTTTATCTATATCTTCTCTTGAATTTATAATACCAACAGCAGTTTGAGTTTTCCCTGTTCCTGCTTGCATAAATAAAGCTCCAACTTTAAATCTTTTTAATTTTTTTATACAATTTAATTGATCAGGCAAGTAATTCCTCATCTATTTCAACCTCTTTAAAAATTTTTTCTGGAATGTAAGTTTCTAATCTTTCTATATTGTCATAAAAATTTAATGAAGCTTTGTCTAAAAGCTCTATTAAATTAGGCATTGATAAAATTAGTTCTTTTTTCTTGTTAAGAAATACCTTTCTTGGAAACTCATTATTATTTTGATATGAAATTACTACACTTTCACGCATTTTATTTACCAATACTTTTGGATACCAGAAACGATAATCTTCAAATAAACCTATTTCAAATTTAAATAAATATGCTTTTTGAGTTTCTTTTTCTATGAAAAGTCTTTCAAGAGAAATTTCAAATGTTTGCCATTTCCTAGATTTTTCCATTTTATCTCCAATAATTACAATTAAAATCATCTGTTTCATCATTATTTATAATTGGATTTTCTATTTCTGCATCAACAAAATTTTCTATTTTATCAGAAAGTTGAGTGGCTAGTTTTTCTAAATCTTCAGGAGGTAAATATAATCTAAAATTATCATTAAAAAAATTTTCAATAATATTTAGAACTCCCCTATAAGAAAAGGAAACATCTGTACTAAGTTTTTCATTCAAAATAGAGCATTTTCCTTTATTATAATTAGAACAGTATTTACAAATTTTTTCCATTTTTATTCACCTAACAATTCTTTATTTTCATAGATGTTACCTAATACTTTTATTCTTTCACTTTGATTGCAACAATAGAAAGTTTCTTCAAGTCCATCCAAGAAATTTACAGTAAATTCTGCTCTGCTTTCATCATATTCAATATAACCATTAAAAGACTTTCTACTATCAGCAACATCAGGAACTCTTACAATATCACCTTCATAAATTTCAATACCTTTTTTATCTTTCATTCCTATATATTGCAAAAGTTCAACATCTTTAAATTCAGCAGTTTTATAATTTTCATTAGATTATTATCTTCTGTATATTTAATATATTCATAGCTAAAATCTATTCCAATTATATTTACCATTTTATTTTCCTTTTTTAACCAGGCTTTCATTTTAAAATTTTTCATTTTTTCCTCCTAATTTATACCAGCTATATTTATATCTTTCTAAATCATTTTTTCTTTTACTTACATAATGTTTTTTTAATTTTTTACATTTAGAAGAAAAATCTATAACAGTACTTATTTGTAAAGCACCTTTCATATATCTTTTAAAAAGTTTTCTTTTTCTATATTTTTTCCTATTCATATTAACTCCTAACTCTAAAATTACAAAAATTCAGGAATTGCTATATCTTGATATACCCAATTCATATATTTATTGGATAAATCAAATAATTTATTTAATTCTTTTTCATCAATTCCAATCTTTCTAGCAATCCCTCTCATTTTAGCAATATTTAAATCTTTTACCATTCTAGCCCATGAACCAAGTGTTCCCATGAAACCAGCTGGAAGCCTTTGTTTAATATCATCAATAGTTAAAATAAAATTTTCACTAATTCCATTGAGACATTTTTCAGTTTGTTTTCCAATCACATCTCTATAAAATAAGTTATTTTCAACATCTTCTCCTTCATCTTCAGACTCAAAATAAGTATTAAATATTTTATCTGCAACTGCTCTTGTTTTACTAATTAACATGAACTTATCAAATTTGATATAGCCTTCATTTTCTTTAATTTCTTTATCCCAAACCTCTTTATGTTTTTGACAAACAATTGAGATATTTAAAAGAGTTGTAGCAAACTTTGTAGCAAGAAGTTTTTCATCAGCTGGTTTTTTAATTATTTCAATTTCTTTTTTTTCATTTATTTTTATTTCCCTTTTCTCTGTTTTCTTTGCTTTCCTCATTCTTGACACCTTTCTCTGCCATAAGAGCAGCCAAAGCTATTTTTAAAATATCCATATTACCTTCCTCTATTATTAAATTTTTTTAAATAAAATTCATATTCTCCATTCTTTTTTAATCTTGATATTTTACTTGAACAAGTTCCAGGAGTTCTTTCGAGCATTAATCCTAATTTCTCTCTTTTCATAGTTTGATCATAACCAACTAAATCTATTAATTCATTAATAGTCCAATGTTTTCCAGTATTTTTAAATAATTCAGGAGTATAAACTAATCTTCCACTTTTATCTCTTTTATTTATTTTCATAGAATCACATCCAGCTTTCCAA